GTAAAGATTTCTTGCCTGAAGAGTCATCAGGCTCAGTATTCTTTAATCAGTTAGGTGAGGGGCTTGAGTCTTCTATTGAGGGTCTCTCAAACTTAACTGGCTTAGGATTCTATGAAGACTCCTATGAAGATGAGTTCCGTAACCGTGTAGAACTTGAGCAGTCTCCATACGCAGGCTATGGTGGTTTGCTTGTGGGTTCTATTCTTGATCCAGTCACACTACCTGCGGCTTTCTTAAAACCAGTTACATTTGGTAGCCGTATTGCTACAGGCGTTGCTCGTGGTGGTATTGTTGGTGCAGCAGGTGGTGCTGTTGAACCTGTGTTTGATGAGTTTGGCGACAGTCGTTTACTCAACACAGCGGTAGGGGCTGCTTTTGGCGGTGCGTTAGGCGGAGCATTGTCTAAGTTTATCGCAAGAGATGTACCTATTAAAAGTAAACTGGATGCAGATGAGACTCAAGAAGCGGCAGAAGATGCTATTCAATCGGTTCAAGATGCTGTTGTTAAAACAGATGAGGGACCACAGCGTAGTCCTGCAGAAATCTTAGAGGATGAACTTACAGAAAGATCTGGTGTCGGTATTACCCGTGAGACTGAAGAAGTTTTGCAGAAGGGTATTGATGAACGACTTGCACGTGTAGCTCAGATTGAAGCCGCATCAGCTAAGCGTACCAAAGGGTTACGTGCGGCAGACGATAAAGCAGAAGGTGCAAAAGCATTAGATCAATTTGAATCTATTCGTACTCGCTTGATGAATGAAGTACGTGAGATGCGCTTGCGTATGAAGCGTGGTGTTGAAGGACGTGAGGCAGGTGCAGATCTAGCAAAGCTACGCACAGGACAGGTAGACAAACTATCTGAGCCTACTCGTATTCGATTACAAGAACTAGAAACTCCTGAACCAGTTGTACGTACACCAGAAACTGAAGTACCTTCAGAACTTGCAGTACGTTCACTAGAGGCTGAAGCACCCTCAGAACCTACACTACGTGCGCCAGAGGCTGAACAACCTCGTCCTGTTAAGGCCACTGCACAGCCAACACTGACACCTCAACAAGCAACACGTATTGCAAAGCAAGGGGAAGAAGCTGAAGAGTTTGCTCCACTGCAAATGGGCTTTGATCCTCGTACATCAGCAGGCTCTGCAGGTGTTAGACCAGAGCAACGTTATGCAGGTCAGGCGGCAGAAGGTGTAGATGAAGAAGAACTTGTAGCATCTGCGTGGTCTCGTAAGATGACTGAACCTGCAGGTGACAAAGGATTTGATTTACCTGAACAAGACCTAAGACGTGCAGGACAACGAGAGTCTGCGGCATCACAACGCTTGCAGGATTTGATGGGCCACAAGTTTGGTCCTTATACTTTTGCAACCAATCCTGCTAAAGAGCAAGAAACAATTGATTTAATTGGTGAAGACTACGACTCACTGGTTGATTGGTTAATTGACTCAGCACGTAAGAACAGAATTTTTAATGATGCGGAGCAAAGAATACTTGAGCCACTAAGGGCAGAAGCAGAACAACGAATCGCAACAACATATAAAGCAATGCGGAAGATGCGTTCTGAAGGTGGATATCGTTCAACTGAATACACTGATGCAGAATACGATGCGGTAATGGACCTGCAGTTCTATAGTTATATTGCAGATATTATTGATACTAACGGTACTCGTGTATCGCATTCGTTTAAAGAAATTCAAAACATTAAAGCCAATCGTAAGCGTAATGCCGCGAAAATAAAAGCAGGCAAGCCGATTGATGACATCTTTGGAGTTAAGTGTTAATGCCTACAGTAAGCAACGATTGTAACATCAGAGTCAATGCGGCTATAGATACAATAGAGAATACAGAGCTATCTGAAAAAGAATTAGCTGTTGCTATTCGCAAAGGACTCAACACAGCTACTAAACCTACACGATTTAAGGACATGGCACTTGAGGCTGTAATCAACGGTTATCTCTCAGGCTTTGGTACACCTATTGCTAACGCTATCTCTGTTGGTGTTCAAAACTTTACTGCACCTACACTTGAAATGATTGGCGCGTTGACAGATACAATAAAGATTACTAAAGGTAACCGTGAGTTTGCCGATGCTGTTGCTATGTTTGAAGCGGCACTAGAAGGCTTTGGTGCTGACATGATCTTCCTCAAGCAAGGATGGAAGAGTGGTTATCCTCTTGACATTACTCGCAGTACCTCAGCACTAGCACGACAGCTTAAGGTATCTCCTGCCAAGGCGCGAGAGATTATTGGTAAAGAGATTGCGGCAAGTAAAGCACGCAGACAGTTTGCTGATCCTGATAATACATCATCTATGAAAGATCTTGAGGATGCTTTTTACAAAAAGGGGTTTACTCCTGATGAGTTTGAAGCTTACATGGATGAATCATATGACTATATTCGTGGGGCTATCCCTGCTGAGTATGGGGGTAATGTTATCCGTTGGCCTACGCGACTGACAGTAGCCATTGATGAATATGGTAAGGCTCGTTTCCGTAGACAGAAGATTGCACAGATGGCCTCTGTCAAAGCACGTCAAGATTCTAAGAAGGGGCTAGGCAGTTACCGTGATCTATACAACAAATATCGTAAGGATGCCTTGAGTGTAGTCGATGAAGGCAAAGCTCAAGAGATGGAAGATGTGTTTGGTCAGATGAAGATGGACATTGGCCGAGTGTTTGGTAATGATCCTGATACTCTTGTGCCATACAAGTCAATCAAAGAGTTTGCTCTGCGTCAGACGTTTCAGTCTCCTCTACTTGGTGCGGCTAAAGCGGCACAGGATATCCGTAGAGACAGCGCATTTGTTTCATACTTTGTTCCATTCATTAAGACACCTTGGAACATCCTTAAGGAAGGCACAACATACGTACCCGGTCTAGGTGTAGCGTTGCGTCCTAAGTATCTTGATGGTGCTACTCCAGTAAAGATGAGTAATGATGAATTGATTCCTCGTCAGATCCTTGGAGCCGCAATGTTCGCAGGCGTTGGTGCAATGTTTGCAAGTGGTAATATCACAGGCGCACCTAAGAATGCACAAGAAGCGCAGGCGTGGAAAGATCAAGGTATACAACCATTCTCAATTAAGATCGGTGACACATGGATATCATATCAGCGTATTGAACCAATCGCTACGGTACTAGGCTTAGCGGCTGACTTGTTGCGAGTGACTGATGATTACGTACAGAATCCTGACATGGATCAAAGCGTCATGGATGAAGCAGTCAAACCAATCCTTGTTGCAATGAAAGCAAACATCTTAAGCAAATCATTCATGGAAGGTTTCGCTAACATCTTGGAAGTTGCAAGTGACCCTGCTCGTTACATTGAATCTTTCACAGCGGCAGGACTAAGACCATTGTCTCCTGCATTCCTCAACATGGTAGCTCGTTCAACTGATCCGTATGAAAGACTAGCAACCACACCTATTGAGAAACTACAGCAACGCTTCCCGTTCTTACGTCAGCAGTTACCTGTTGAGTACGGTGCAATTGGTGGACCACGAGAGACAGACTTTGTTCAAGCAATCACAGGCTTTGGTATTAAGTCAGCACCTCAGTCAGAACTCCAGGGTGAGCTTGCAAGACTAGACTTTACTAAGGGACGTGTCGGTGACACAGTGATGCGTGTAGGATTAAATACACAACAACTTGCAGATATGCGAGAGATGTCAGCAGGTATGTTGACACCAGTACTTGAGAACTTTATCAGGTCAGCTACGTATCAGAATGCAAGTGACCCACGCAGGAAGTGGATGCTTAATCGCTTAACCAATAACGTGCAAGGTAGAGTACGCAAGGCTTACTTTGCTAAGTTGATGAAAGAAGATCCAGAAGTAGCGCGTAAGTTCTACAACCAGTTGATCTTATCAAAAGGATTAGAAGAAGACATTCCTCTAAAGGCTCAGTAGGTTAACCAAGTTAACCTCTAAAAAGAACCCCGCCGAAGCGGGGCAAAGGTCCACTGGAGGGTGGTTCAGTCTTCTGCAAAACCGTAGACGTTGCCTATCATAATCTTGCAGAAAGGTATGTTCAATATATAACCATCAAAGAAGTAGATGGTAGCGTCTAATTCGTTCTCACCGCGCTTGTGTCCGTACACTGGCTGAGCATCAACAGACTCAAGCGACAGTCCGAATACATGCCAGAAGTTTACTTGTACTACCATCCCCAATCATCTCCATCTAAGCCATGTGCGTTGTAGTCTGTTACTCTCTTCTCAAAGAAATTAGAAATAGAGGAACCGCCAAGCAACTCTTCCATCCACGGTAAAGGGTTCTCCTTAACCTTCCAGTTCGGCTTGAGACCAAGTTGCAGTAGTCGTCTGTCTGCGAGGTAGCGAATGTACTGCTTGACATCTGCCGCTGACAAACCTTCCAAGTCACCCATCTCATACGCAAGATCAATAACCTTGTCTTCAAGTTTGACTGCAGTTCTGAACATCTCGTAGATGTCCTTCTTGAAATCATCCGTAACAACTCGCGGATGCTCATTACAAAACTCCCTGAATAATTTAGCCATACCTTCTGCGTGTTGCGACTCATCACGTACTGACCATTCCACAACAGTACACATGGCAGGCATCTTACCAAAGCGTTGGTAGTTGAGGAGCATCGCAAATGCTGAGAATAAACTCATACCCTCATTCAATACACTACGTGCAATCGCTAGTGCTGTACCTGCGTGAGAGTGTACGTCAATGTCAGACATGAACTCTACCTTGTCAGCCATCTGCTGATACTCAAGGAATGCCGTGAACTCTTCTTCAGGTAAACCAAGCGTGTCGTTGAGCAATGCATATGCACGTTGATGAATAAACTCACGACTTGCAAACGCTGTCAACATCGAGCGTATCTCATTGTTCTTGAACTTTGGAATGTAGTACTCCAAGTAGTTCGTACCAACAGCTACGTCAGTCTGCGTGAACAAACGCAAGATCTGTGTGATGTTATTCTTTTCAGATTTAGTTAACACATCAGACTTCCAATGGTTAACATCTGTCTGTAATTCTAACTCATCCTCGATCCAGTGGATGCGCTCATGCTCAGTGGCATAGTTGACAGCCCAAGGATACTTAAAGGGTTTGTATGTTAAGTTGCTTTCTAAGAGACTCATGCTCTTCCTCCAGTTTCTTTAGTAAGTTATAACAGTCGTTTAAGATCTTCTTGTTGTAAGGATCAAAGTCCTTAATCATGTGCAGACGCAGTAGCATCTTGCTTATTTCTTCTTTCATTATACCACATCCAGAATAAAAGACAAGTGATTGCAGGGTGTAAGACTACGAATAACCATATGTTGATTTCTTCATACGTCATGTTTAAGTAGGGAGCTACTGTACGCAACAAGTCAACGCAGAAGTAAAACAACTTATCCATAAGTATATCATAACTCATCGTTGTTTGTTCTCCAGTACACGTAACTCCAACTCAAGTCCGATGATCCTGGCGTGAAGCTCTCTTGCCTTATCCCATTTCTTCTTGCACTGAGCCTTCAGTAGCTTCAGCCAAGTCTTCTTTAGTTTCATGTGCAAACCCATACTCTTCGTTCTCCTTATCTACAGCCATCTCAAGCAACCGTCTCAAACCCACCTCAACTAGCAGTCTGGTAGCGTCTTTGTCTGTATCGACAACCAGTGTTGCAGAGCCATCCTCATGTTCAACGTAGTCTTTGACTTCAATTGTTCCTGCTTTCATGTGTTCTTCTCCTTGAGGTCTTCATAGATTTGTTTCTTCTTTGCACGTAGTCGATCTACTTCTGCGTGCTCATACGCTTCTTCAAGTGCAACTACCATAAACGAAACATCCTCTGGTGTTAACGTACCACCGTGACACACATGATGATACAAGCGTCTTGCTTCTGCTAGTTTACCTTGGTTCACGTCTCGCCTCCTTTGCATAGATATACTATGCATTTTTATGCGCTGATAAACGCAAGTTATAACTTTTTTATGCGCTTATAAGTGTACACGAATGCACTATAAAAGCAACATATATGTACACTTTGTAGTTTATAAACTACATATGAGTTGCTACCCTTGACAACTCACACAGACATCATCGTCTTCAAAGTCCTTCAGCGCATTCCTATCTACTTTCGTTCCAACCTTCTCCGCTGTAACGCCCGCAGTGGTGCGGAGGTAATATAGTCCTTTAAGTCCTTCCTTCCAAGCCTTGAGATGGACTTGATTAACGATAGCTTTGTCTGTCCCTGACGGGAAGAAGACGTTAACGCTCTGTCCCTGACATATGAACTCTTGCCTTTTGGCGGCATGCTCGACAACCCATCCCTGATCCAGTTCAAACGCAGTTTTAAATGTAGCCCTCTCACTGTCGGATAAGAACTCCAAGTGCTGTACAGAGCCTTCATTCTCAATGATGCTTTTCCATACCTTCTTTGTGTCTTGTCCATGAGACTTTAACACCGTTTCAAGATACGGATTACGCACTGTGTGACTACCTGCACGAGTACGATGAACATAGCAATTGCTGACACGAGGCTCAATAGAAGCACTGCAACCACAGATAATGGAACTGTTAGCATTGGGTGCAACCGCGAGAAGGTGCATGTTACGTATGCCAGTACCTTTTCCATCAGGACACTCTCCGCGTTCAACAGCCAAAGCATAAGTGGCTTCTTGAGCCTGCGATTTAATCTCCTTAAAGATCCCATAGTTTTCTCCTGCGGCTTGCCAAGACTCCCAAGCTACCCCTTTGGATTGGAGGTAACCGTGGAAGCCCATTGCTCCGAGACCGACTGAGCGTTCTCTGTAAGCTGAGTATACAGCTTTTGATAATTCTTCTGGTGCGTTGTCAATAAAGAATTGAAGCACGTTGTCCAAGAATCGGATAAGGTCTCCAACCATTCCTGTTGTTTTCCACTCGTCGTACTTTTCGAGGTTGACTGAGGAGAGGCAACAGACTGCTGTGCGTTCTTCACTTGTAGCGAGATGGATTTCGTTGCAGAGGTTACTGCCATTAATTGACAATCCAAGTTTTCTTTGAGCTTCCGGTAAGCCTCGTCTGGCTGTGTCGATAAAGTTAAGGTAAGGACTGCCAGTTCTGAAGCGAGCTTCAAGTATTCGTTGCCAAAGCTTACGAGCTTGGATTGTATCTCTAACAATTCCTGTGCTTGGGTCAATAAGGTTCCAGTCTGATCCATTGATTACTGCCTCCATGAATTCATCTGTGATGTTCACAGCATTAAATAAGTTTAAACATTTGCGATTGATGTCGCCACCAGTCGCTACTTTAAAGTTGACAAACTCCTCGATGTCAGGATGACTTACGTCTAGGTACGCCGCGTAGCTTCCCTTTCGTGTCTTGCCCTGTTTGTACGCTGTCATCTGAGCGTCCACTACTTTCATGAACGGTATCGGGCCGGGAGCTTTCTCGCTCACTCCGCGAACATCTGACCAATGCCCACCCACACCGCCGCCCTTTACGGAAAGCCATGCTACTTCACCATTATGTTCAATAAGGCTATCAAGATTGTCCCCCACATAAGTAAGGAAACAGCTAATAGGCAACCCACTAATCTTTCCATCCGGTTCCGGGGCATTGCTGAGTACAGGACTCGCAAACATGAACCAACCTTTTGAAGCATAGTCATAGATGCGTTGTGCCAAATCCAGATCATCATAGCAGTAAGCCACTGATGCACGAGCGAAAGCCTCTTGAGGACTCTCTTCATGCTCAAGCATATAGTAATCCTGCATGAGTTTAATTGCTTGGTCACTGAGGCGAGAGTCGCGTTCAACATCAATCGTTATCCCAAGGTGTGTCTTCATCAAACTGTAACTCCAGTGTATCTTGTTGTTGTTCGATCAGGTCTAAGAACCTATTCACTAAGTCTTCTGAGGTGATCTCTAAAGTCTCCAGTAGAGTCACCTCATCCAACCGCTTGAGTTTATCTTTAAGGTCTTCAAGCGTAAGCATCTATTTTACCACACTTCAATTAGTTTGTCAAGGTAATGTTTACACTTTTGCAAATCTAATACACCACCCTTGTCCTGAAAGCGGGCAACATACTTGATCACATTACCTGCTAAGAATCCTTTGAACTGCTCCTCAGTCATCCAACACTGCATTGCATCCCAAGGCTGTATGGCTTTGTCCGTGTAGTGAGTACCGCCTAGTTGATACTCACGAGCCATCTCATTCAGATCCATCATCTTTACCTCGATAGTAAATACCTAAGTCTTCTAGATCAAAGCTGTAACCATAAGAGGATTCCAATGTTTTGACTACATCCTCAAGCACCTCACCCCACATTGCACTATCCTCATACTCACAATTCATACTGTACGTCTTATCATACAAAGAAATAGACAGGCTGACTCTCATCTTATCTGGTTCAAACATTACGCATACCTCTCACGTAGATAATTAATACTCACAGGCATCTCATCGAATGTGCCATCCATAACTTCATGCAACATCCAGATACCAGACCATGACCCATTAGTCTGTGGGTTCAGATACTCCTCATCATGTTGATAATAAATACCTGCAAACAAACCAGTGATACGCTTACCATCAGCACGTCTAGCATAAGAGATCGAGCGATCCTGTACGTGACCCATCACACACGACATGTGTTGCTTGTTGATCAGCGCATTAGAAGAACTTACTGGTCTTCCCATGACACCAGAAACAAAGTAATGGCTATAACAAACGCCATCAATAACCACTGGTTGTAAGAAATCATAGACCTCCCATCCCATCTCTGTCAAGTACAGATCGTCAAACGACATCAGTCCCTCTAGCTTAGGGTCTGCGTTGATCGCACGAGCAATCCGATACTCATGGTTGCCAAGGGTGAATACCAAACGAGGGTTCCACTGCTTGTCCTTGTTACGCTTGAGTCTGTCTTGTTCCTTACGAATAGGATCAAGGAACTCTTGCATTGCCTCGATGCCTGAGTTGACATCGTTGATGTACCTGCGTCCCTCAAAGGACTTCTTACCTACATCATATGTAGATAGTGAAGGCATATCAAAGTGATCCCCAATGTGTATGATCACATCAGGTTTCTTTTCCACTGCATATTCTCCCGCCCAACGTAGGTGGCTAGTCGGATGATCCGGTTTCACCTGCGTGTCGGGTATGACCATGTGTTTCATTTGTATCTCCAGAGGTTAACTTGGTTAACCTTAATAACTCAAAGAAGTGTTCTGCGTCTACGACTGCGAGTGGCTTGCGTCTGTTTTCTTTAACGATGACAAGTGGCTGTGCATCGCCTCGATTGTTGCACTGGTCAACAAAACGATAGACTCCAACTCTTGCAAGCGACTTGCATTCGACATCATACGAGAAAGACTTGCGAGCCAGAGGGCTAAGTTGAACATCACTGCCACTAACACCCATGCTTGTTGATCGAACATCGTCACTCTCCAGATGCGGATACGTGTTGAGTATCTGTTCCGCTGTCCACTGCTGTAGTTTTCTGCCCTTTGCTTTGGCACTCTGTGTTTTCATACGGCGGTTTCCAAATCTCATTACGTGTACGCTGAAGGTACAAGAGGATTCCATTCTCAATTGCACGATCAACACTGCCCAACTTCTCAGCGCAAATGTCAAACATCTCACGCTCTGTCTTATCTTCTAGTAGCTTCCTTGCCTTGACAGGTCCGATACCTTTGACACCAATGATGTTATCAATACGATCACCAGTGAGGAACTGACAATAGAAGTTGAGCAAGCCTTCTTCATGTTGGATGTAGTACTTATCATTCTTGACAAAGTTGTAGTGCCATCCTTGCACCTGATCAAAGTCTTTATCAAGAGAGACAATGATGGAGTCGTCACCATATGAGGTTGCCGCAATAGCGATCTCATCATCAGCTTCATTACCATCAGATACTACACCGTTCCATGAATACTCAAGGTACTCCCGCAACAGCCCGTGGTGTACAGGCTTCTCACTCTTGCGGTTTCCCTTGTAAGGTGCGGTGACTGCAACATCATTGCGGAAGTTGGTCTTACCAGTAAGATAAGTATTCCACTCTGATACGTCAAGATCAAACATCAACATGTTCTCCAAGAACGTAGCCATCGTCCTGATAGCCACATCCTCAGATTCTTCATTGGTTGCAAAGCCTATGCGGTAGCACAGGATGTCACCGTCAATCAGCGCAATCACAGCGTCTCATCATCCTCTGTCACTGGCTCAGGCACGTATGCATTGAGGTCAGTAACAACGAGCTTGGCGATACCAAGTGACATACCTGACTGTCCTGTTGGTGACTTCCAAGAGTAAGGCTTAGCCATGATGTTGGCTTTAGTACCGTTACCTACTTTGATGTCACGGCCAATGATCTCACCACCCTTGTCGTAAGGAGTGATCTCATAGTTAGACGACTTGCATGTAACAAAGAAACCCTTCTCAGGCTTGTTCGCATCTTGGCGTACCTTGACACCAGTCTTCTCGATAGCCTCTACCTGATCACCAGATAGATTAACCAAGTCAACTTGGAACTTGTTGCTGAGCTTGTTGCGCTCATACAGGAAAGGCCACATGAGTTCCACGTCTTCAAGTTTAAATACTTCAGTCATACTTTTCTCCTATGGAAGTACAGATAATATTATAGCACACAATACTAATGTGTGTCAAACCAATTGTTACCAATTTTTGCTTCAGCATCTACGGGACACCGAAACCCCAACACCTCACCCGCCTTGCGAGCAGAGGCTACCATGATTGACGCAACAGTTTCCGCATGTGGTCTCTGTGCTTCAATCTGGATTTCATCATGCACGAATGCAACTTGTTGTACAGAAAGTCTCTGTCTCTTGAACTCTTTGTGTGCCTCAATACACCACTGTTTGGCAATGATAGCACCACATCCTTGCAGTAGTGAATTAAGTGCGGCGTGTTCTGAACGCACCAATATTCTTCTACCATCCAAGCCCGGCACATACCCTTTGCTCGCCACTTTCTTAACTTTCTCCATAAGTCTTGATAGCGCAGGGGTGTTGCGATAAAAGTTCTGGAGTACTTCGTTCCCCTCACGCGCACCGCCCCCGACAATACTGCCAATCTTGGCCGGTCCCGCACCATACAGCGTTGCGTAGATAAGAGTCTTAGCCTGCGGTCTTGTAACGCCTGCGGCATCAGCGTTCTTCTGATGGATGTCGCCATTCAATAACTCCTCAGTCCAATCATCATCCTGCATGTAGTGTGCAAGACATCTCAACTCGATCCCTGCAAGGTCAGTACCAACAAGAACATTACCATCATCAACTGACCACAGCTTACGACACTCATCACCATACTCACTGTTGACACTAGGTATCTGTCCCATGTTGGGACGTTGGTGAGTCATGCGTCCAGTCACAGCACCATTGGTAATCACTCTGCCATGCACACGATACGTATTTATATCGACATGTTCTAGCCATGAGTCTACAAGACCGACACGTTTCTGAATCATCAGGTACTCAGCGATCAGTTGCGCTTCAGGTAAGTCAATACCCTTGAGTGTTGATTCATCTACGATGATACTGCCTTTCTCAGTCGTCTTAGTAAACTTAACACCACGCTCCTGCAAACGCTGTGCGATCTGTTGCCTTGACCCCACATTGAATACGGTAACCCTGTCCTTGAGTTTCTTGCCTGTCTTTTCTGACCAACGCTCTTCCACAATCGGAGGAAATATATTTTGCAAGTGGTCAGTAATATAAGACATTCGATCCTTAAGTGAAGCCAGTAAAGTGACAGCTTCTGGAACATTGAGTTTAAACCCATTGTCTTCTTGCCTCTTCATGATGAACGCAACACGATGCTCTAGGTCTACACTAACTCCGTATTCTTGTAGGTCTCGTGTCAACTTGTGGTACAGCTTGGTTGTCACAGCAACATCCTGCTTACAGTAGCTGATCATCTCATCGGACAGTCCACCATCAAAGTCAGTGAAGTCATCCTTATAATCACCAAGACGTTCACCCCATGCACGCAGACTATGACCACCCTCCAACTGTGGATTCCATAGCCGTGACATCACCAGAGTATCCCGCACCTTGCTCAATGGAATTGTCACACCCCATACACGGGAGAGTACAGGACCATCGAATCCAATGATGTTGTGTCCAACCACTACGTCTGCCTGATCAATGACAGATTGCAAGTGGTCTGACTCAGTGTGAACAAGGCAACCTGTGTCATCTGCCCACTGAGTAACACAACACCATATCGTATCGTGAGCGAGGTTGGTCTCAATGTCGAGTACCAATACATTCATTATAAATCCTCATCGTTTACCTCAGTCATTCTACCAGTATCGCGTGAGTAAAGCAAGGCACAAGCGGGACCAGTGATACCACAGAATCTGTTCTTGAGTACTCGCACCCGTGTGGTGTTGCGCTCTGTCTCATCCTCTGCCTGACCGTTACGCTCCAAGCCAATCACCATATCAGATAACTGTGCAATAGAACCAGAGCCACGTAGCTGTGCCAGTGATGTAGCCGCACCCTCTTCATGTCCCTTGGACTCAGGACGCTTGAGGTGTGACACCACCAATAAAGCAATGCCAGTCTCCTGCACTACCATACGCAAGCGGGTCATGATCTCATCAATAGCCTTGCGCTCGTCACCACTCGCCTGTGCTGATACCACAATACTGATGTGGTCAAGCACGATGTAGTTACAGCCAAGACCTTTAGCCAGATACTTGACTCGATTAATAATATTGTCAACGCTTGTGCTACCAAAGTGATCGAACAGATACAGACGATCAGTGCCAAGTGTGGCGTTGTACGCATCAGTCTTCTCCTCATCAGTTGCATCAGAGTCTGGTAGATGCAGTGGTTGATTAGCCGCGAGTGACATGATTGACAATGCAGTCTTGCGCACTGACTCTTCCAAGAACATCAAGCCGATGTTGTCTTCTGTCTTGTTGAGTATGTGCCACACAATCTCACGCACAAACTGTGACTTACCAAGGCCAGAGCCTGCAGTGATAGTGACAAGCTCCCCCTTGCGTACACCGTAGGTTAACTTGGTTAACCCTTCAAACGGATAGTTGACATCCGCAGGAGCCACAGGTTTCATGACCTCTTCATACAAAGAGTTACCCGCTACGATCCCATCAGGTACATGCTGTTCAGAAGCCCACCACTTATCAGTGAACTCTTTCATCTGCTTGTTCTGTAGATAGTCACACGCATCCTTCATACCATCACTGTGCTTGAACACCTTGGCCTTACTACCAAAGATCTCAGCCACCTGTGATGCGGCACGCTGTCCTGCTTCATCACCGTCAAAGCAGATCACCACGTTATCAAAAGAATCTAGCCACTCGTATTGCTTGCGGATATCTTTCGCGGCTGATGCCGCACCGTTGCGTACGGATACCACGGGATACTTTGACCCAAGCATTTGGTATGCGGCCATCGCATCGAACTCACCCTCCACAATGGTAACGAACTTACCACCCTTGCTGAATAGATTCTGTCCGTACAGCACAGCATTCTTCCAGTCACCCGAAATGCGGAAGTCCTTCTGTGGTGTGCGTACTTTCTCAGCGATGATTGCACCAGTGCCATCGGTGTAGTTGAAGTGGTATGACTGACCATCCTTACTACACTTGTATGCTTTGGCGGTATCACTTGAGATACCTCGTTCAATAATCGTCACGTAATTTTCAGTGGTAACTGACAGGGGTATTGCTTCCACCTGTACCTCCCTATGGTTAACTTGGTTAACGTCTGCTGTAGGGGCTGTGCGTGCCTCACAGACAAAACAATGGGACCACCCGTCATCGTTGATGGATAGCCCGTCACTAGATCCGCACTCATTGCATGGTAGGTGCGTCTGCACAAAAGGCATGTTCGTTCTCCTTGTATACTTTAGCGAGTACCGCAAGAGCATATGATTCTTTTGGATCGCAACAATAATCTGAGAGAGATGTTAACACACGATGAAGACCATACTTGTAAATCATTTCACAACAATCAGTCAGCATTATGTGTGTGTTGTGTTCTTCCATCGCAAGAGTAAACTCCTCGATTGGTATATTTAAATCATTCATAACTACACCTATAGAGTTACAAGAGATAACTAAGTTATTAATAATTACCTCTTGCATAACTTAAGAGTAAATATTATATCATGAATCCTTGATGAAGTCCGGCTCTAAAATAAATATTTCTTCATCATTCTCATGCATTAAATCCATGCGCTCAACTGCCCTTAAATCACTCTTCACAAACCCATAACAATAGTTACATAAGTCTATGAATTCATTAGAGTCTGCACTCTTGCGAGTGGCTTCAAAGTCAGTCAACTCCGCATCACACGATAGGCATCTCATAGCTGTGAACTCCTTATTAGATACAAGACGACTACCAGTGTAACACAAAAAATAATAAACCTCAAACGTGACCCCACGCTCCATCACGAGCATTGACAATCTCCCACACACGTTGCTTGCTGATGCCGAACTTCTCAGCGATAGCACGTTGTGATAGACTGTCAAGCTTTTCTTTGGCACGCCTGCGTTCTCGATCCAATTCAATAATCAAACGGACATCATCCTCTGTAATCTTTGCGTTGTGATGCTTTGATCCGCGTGGTAAGTAGGGACGATCTGTATCGTAATTAGCCATTGTGTTCTACCTTGTATAGACAAAAAAATACGAGGTTAACTTGGTTAACCCCGCGAGTATTATTCGTAACTTAACTCTTGCAACTCTGCAACCGGTGGACCTTCACGTTCAATGTCGCACCAGATTGATCCACCATTGCGTGACATCTGCTCAACATCCTGAAGCAAAGACTCAGACGTTGAACTCTTGTAATTCTCAAGCTCAACATCAACCAAGTGCCAGTAGTCAGGCATATCAGGATAGTTCTTCTCAAACTCCCACGTTGTATAGAACTCAAACTCATTATCCTCAGAGTCCCACCAGTAATGAGTACCGTAGTACCGATATCCGTTTTTAAACATTACACTTCCTCCTCAACCAACACAAAGCACAGAGTAAACCCCAAGACTCACGCACCAGTGCAGGTGCGCTACAGTGATCACACTTAGTTGACATACATCACCCCATACATACGACCTACCTCATCACGACTCATGAACCTGTGGTCAATGTCCGCAACATCCTCAGCATCCAACCATGCATCCTGTGACTCCCCATTGGCACGATTGATACCAAGGAATAACACACGACCTGCATACGGATCAGGGTATACGTCTGGCATGTACACAAACGCAGACTCCTCATGCAACCCATTATCATTGACATAGATTGCATCACCGCCCTCGTCATAGCCACCACTACAGAATATATCGCACTGCAAGTGCTTGCTGATGTCCTTGTAATCATTCACCTCTACATTCTCAATTGTCTTGATATATGGATCAACTAATACTGCTTTCATTACTTCACCTCTGCTATCAAACCGTCACTCATTGTGACCTGTGCAAAAAACTCACGCCCTTTGTTAGTCGTAAGTTGTGGCCTGTTAGAGCCTGTCAACACACCATTGGGTCTGTACTCTGGCCCAAAGTAGGATGTTTCAGTGTAGTTAAGACGTTGACCAATATGCTCACGCATTTCTTTCTTACTACTGTAATTGAATATCATCATAACTTAACCTCCACAGGTTAACTTGGTTAACAATTAGGTGAGCAGTTTTACATCATGCTCAGGATCGGAGGGAAACTAGGCTCTCTGTAATCCCAACAGTGATTCGGCATGGAACATAGACACATCCCACCCTGACTCAAACTTCCCACGATTACAACGCTTGTGTACCAACTGTTCACACCACGAATCCCACAACTTCTGCGTGCTACGGTTACCCTTGCAAATGTTGATATAATTCGTGATCTTCTCCAACTTGGTGGTATCAGGCGCGATCTTCACAAACTTGATATCCTTGGAATCAATACCATAGAACCGCTTGAGGTTATGCACATCGATGCACCCCACTCGTCCGAACATCATCTGCATCACAAAGCCTGCTTTGACTAGACCTAGACCCGGCACATCAGTAAGCACTAGCATCATCTTGCGATCACGCTCAGTCCAGATGGAACGACCCGGAAACTTACGATCACCAAAGTTGGAACGCACCCTGAGATCCATCAACTCATTGTATAGATCCTCTCCATGCTCAAGCAGGTACTCAAGTGTCTGCTTCTTGAAACCCCACACATACTTGGAGTCCAGACCATTGGCACGATAGTCTGCCATCTGTTTCGCCATCGTATGGAATGGTGTCTTGACTGATAGCACAACAAACATAATACCGTCGATCATGTTCTTGTGATTCGCTTGCATATACCCATTGATAACAGGATTCACTTCTTTGAAACTCATTTTAAATTCCTCAAAAATTCTGAAATAACATGGGACATGCAA